GCCACACTTAAAACATCTGCATGTGGCCATTGAATCTTTTTTCCACTTAAACTTATCAAGTGATCCCGAAACAAGATTCACATATTTCTTGTCAATATACAGCATTATTTAGCGCCTTCGAAGGTCCAATTTACTGCTTTATTCTTTTTCTTGCCAAACTGAGGGTCAAAAGCTTTTCCATCAAATCCAGAACCAAGAACCTCTTCATCTGTATTATTTGCATTGATTAGATTGCTATTGGAATTATCAACATCATAAAACTTCATCTTAGATTTATTGACACCAACCAAAAACTTTTTATTCTTAGTTGTATCGTTACCACGATTCTTTAGTTGCTTGATCATCAATTGACCAGCCGCAGCAAGTTCTTCATTTTCAATTAGAGCAACAAAGAAATCCGCTGTTTGTGGCAATCCAAAACTTTCTGATGTATCTGTCATCTCCATGTCGCTGCTCTTTGCACCTTCACGGTTAACTTGGGTTGCAGTCCAAAGAGGAATATTAAATTGCTTTGCCATACCACGCAACTCTTCTGCAATTCCTTTAACATAAGTGTAACTATTCATACCATTGCCAAGCTTGAAACGAGCGCAAGAACAAATATTGAGATAGTCAACAAAAATTACATCAGGGGTGAACTTCTTTTTAATTTTAAGTTCTTCTATTAGATTTTTAAAGTGAGTTACATTTGCAGCAGCAGTTGGATATTCTTTAATAATCAAACGACCACGGCAAGTTTTCTTGAGGTTTTCAATCTTGCTTTCATATTTTGACAACGGCATTTGCTCCAGAATATGCATATCCGTATCCAACAGATTGGCGTCAATTCTTTTTGCAATTTCCTCTTCAGCCATTTCAAGAGTGATGTAAAGCACATTCAAGTTTTGCGACAAACACGCGGCAGCGTGATGACACAAAAATGCACTCTTACCAACACCAGATGCTGCCATTACAACGTTCAGCGTCTTCTTACGTACACCACCTCTGGTAATGACATTAAACATTTCCAGATCGAACGGAGTCCTTTCTTCGACGCGGTGATAATATTCATAACGCTCATCCACATCTTCAAGGAAGTCATGCCCAACTCTTGTATCAAAGGATACTGAAAGGGCTTTAGACATAATCTCAGGAATTGCATTTTGGGTTTGCTCCTTATCTTTACCTTCAATGATACCAATAGAGGCCATGATACCATTGTAGATGGCCTTTTCTTTGCAAAACTTTTCTGTGTTCTCCACAAGCCAGTTAGTGTCTGACTTTTCACCTTCCTTGTACATTTCATCTGCAATAGACGAACACTTTTTGAATTCCATTTCTCCAAGGCCCTTCTCATCTCCTAAAGAGATAAGAATAGCATCCTTGGTTGGAATGTTGTTGTACTTCAGAATGAACTTACTTACGATATTGAAGACCGTTTTCTCGGCCTTGTCGTGAAAGTATTCATCTTGAAGGAAGGGGACAACCTTGCGAGCATAGTCCTCATTGAGGACCAAGTTCTTTAAAATAACTGTTTCCATATTTTTAGTCTATCACTGATTTAGGGTTTGTCCAGAGGATCTTCATGAACATCTGCTTCAAGATCTATGGGTTCGGCTTCTACTTGATTCTCTACAATATTAACAAATATTTCACCAGCAACATCTGTAAAATCTTTATCTTGCTGATTAAAATTTTCGGGTGCTGTAATCATTTCAATATCCATCATTACGTTCAGATCACCTGTATCCAATTCATTGAATGAAATTTTACCATAACGATAAACAATTCCTTCAAATTTTCCTTCAATGATTAAAATTGGGCAGGTCTGCGAAACATCTGTAGTTGCTTCTGGTAAAAATTTATACTTCGGAGCCTTTGCCATACTTAAATTCCTTTTGAATCTGTGCGTCCAACTTATCTAGGATATCTTTCGTGAAATACTTTTCTGGTTCATCATCGATATTCTTCTCAAACACCTTGCTGCCATCTGGAAGTTCTACACGTGTCGATACCTTCTTGAAGATACCATACTTAATTGCAAACTCAGTCAAGCCATAATAACGGCTAAGACCTGAAGTATAGTTCAAGCGAGTCTCTACGTGCATGTTCTCCTTGACAAATCGATTCTTGTAATTGGTGCACTTGATAAAGTTTCCAACTACGCCTTCGTCTGTCTTGTCCTTGCTCTTGGAAAGCATGATGATGTTACTGGCTGCATACTTCAGACCAACACCACCACTTAGATCCTTGGTAGGAACATAAGAACCAATTACTTGGTAAGTATGATTAGTAAGAAGAAGAGGAATCTTGGCCTTACCAAGCTTGATTGTCAGAACACGGAAAGCACCTTTCGTGACCTGAGCCTTGGTCATGTCACGAACATCCTTGCCTTCAGCAGTGTCGCTCATTTCCTTCTTTGTCGATAACATTCCCAGAGAATCAAGAACCATAAAGATTGGCTTGCGTTCCTCTTCAGGTGTCTCATTAATTTCATTGACGATCTGGAGAGCCTGAGTCCTGAACTCTTCGATTGTTGCAACAGGAACAACCGCAATTCTCTTGGTGTCAATCCCTCTGGATTCAAACATGTCCGAAGTGACTGCTTGCTCCGTGTCAAAGTACATGACAAGCCCGTCTTTGTGGTCTTTAAGGAACTGCGTAGCCATTCCAATTGCATAAAAAGTCTTTCCGGTTGCGGGATCTCCAGCAAGACAAGAAATCTTGTTATTTGGAAGCCCACCATATATAGAGCCAGACAGCAAGGCATTCAATACATAAGAGCCCGTGTCGATGAACCCAGTTACGTCTGCACCGTCGATGCCATCAGCAACAATTGATGCATCGGGGTTATTAATTTTACTTAGTAGATTTTGTAGATACTTTGACATTCTTTTCCTTTTCTTTCTGTACGTATGCTTGATCAGCATAGTAATCGGATATCATCAACTGATCATTCATGTTATGAAAGGTCTGCATGATTTCTTTTTGAACAAGAGACAGTCTATCATAAATTTTAGATACTCTGTCAGTCAATTGATCATTGACCTTAAATGATTCTACACCATATTGCTCACAAATCAACCTATGTTCACTCAATAAAAGATATACAGGCATTCCAGTGATGCGACTCTTGAAATCCGCTTCGGATTCCGTGAGAACATCATATAGACGACGATATCTGAGTAACTTAGGCATCTTATTCTTTTTAGAATTTGGACTTGCCACGCTTGGCCTTTCTTGTATTAATAATAACAGCAGCGTAGTCTTCTTTGTCTATGCTCTGATCAATTGTTAGTGATTCAATGATTAAGTCATCATCAACGTCAAGTAGTCTATCCCCAACCATATAGCATGGGCCACCTTCAAAATCAAATAGCCCATCACCGTGGCGAGTATACCGAGTACTACCTTCGACCTTATAAGATCCGTTTTCAAGAAGTGTGAGAATTCGCTCATCACCGTATCTAGATTTAAATTTCTTTATCATTTCTTAACTTTCCATTTCAATCATAGACTTTAGATCAGTCTTGAGATCTTCGATTTCTTCTTTCAAATTTTTAACTTCTTCTTGCAACTGTTTGATTAATGCATCTTTTAGTTTGAAGACTTCAAAATCTACATGAGTATGATTTGGATACTTCCTCTGATAAGTATCCTTAGAATACTGCTTCATAGGTCTTTTAGCATCATCAATAATCTTATCGATGTCAATATCTTCCAACATTTTTAATTTAGAATTTGTTTTAAAATTAATCTGACCCATATTTGTATTATACCTCACTCAAAGAAGGATTCAAGTGTAACTTGCTCATTTATCGACCACTTGATGGCCTGCAAAATATTATCTAGAGGCTCACCAAATGTTTTATCAAACTGTTTCTTACGATCAATATATTTTTCAAGATTGAATTCGGAAGGAGGCTTGCCGATAAATCCCATAACAGAATCTTTGCCATGCATACCATAGGGATTGGGAACACGAACAAAAACAAACTTTATCTTATCGTTTTCTTTGATAGGTGGAAGTTCTTTATCTAATTTTAATTTCTTGGTATATGCGTTGTGTAACAATGCAGCTTTGGTAGCAATTGGAGTACCTAATTTATAGATGTTAGACGAATCAGTATATTTACTAATACCCTTGACACCCCGAGGAGCAGCAATATCTTCTATAGGCATTTTCATAAATTCATCAGAGAATACATTCACAAACTTGCTCAACTCCTCGGGGGTCTTGGTCAGGATGATCAATATAGATTCTTTTAATTTATCACGAACAATCCCAGGAGTACTGCTCTTTACAGATTCCATGCCCAAGATTTTTAACTGCGGTTCGCTATATCTAATTCCTTCATTGTCTTGAACAAGAAGTGCATATTTTTTCTTAGCAACAAATAATCCTACAGAAGCAATTGCTTCACGTTTGAATGAGATCTTGTTATTATCGCAACCAAGCATCCACGTCAAATCTTTCATGACCTTATTCAATTCCTTCTGAATATTGTTTTCACAAATATCATTCACAAAGGAAGTAATGTCGGCAATAGGAGTTTTGCTAGAAACTTTGGTAATCACATCATCTAGATTAAGATATACGGAATCCGTGTCAACAGCAATAACATAATCCTTTGGCTCAGAATTCTTCATGACCTTGTTGATGTAGTCATTCATGGAATTCTCAGCAGTACGAATAATAACCTGACCAGTAACGGTAACTGCCGTAGCCAGTTCAGGAGATGAATATGTAAATGCAGGATTGCCGAGGCAACCATAAAGGCTGTTAGCCAAAATCTTTTTTACGGTTTGACGAATATCTAGAGCAGAGATACGTGGAAGAAGATCGGCGTTCTTGGTTTCCTCATATTCCTTTTTCAGTTCCATCATCTTGTTCTTGGCTTCCTTACGCTGATTGAAAGTGGTCTCAATCAGGATTGGAATAAAGCCCTTGACTTTACGGGTGAAGAAAGAACCATTGCAAGCAACACATGCATCCTGGCTTTCAGCATCTTCAATAATACCTGGAATCTCTTTACGCTTGCTGCGAAGGAAATCATCAGCATTGAGTGATGAATCTTTGTGAATGCAAGTTTCAGGAGAAATGTTCCATGACATGATAATGGATGGATACAGGCTGGTTGCGTCAAAACTTACAATATTCTTGTAGAGTCCCGGTGTAACTTCCTTGACATATGCACCAACAAACTGCTCATCCTTGGCATACTTGGTTTTTAGAGGTGGAACAATGTATTGCTTTGCAAGATAGTCACAGCAAATGGTCTCCCAGATCCGAGTGGCAAAAAAGACCGTATCAAATGTGATCTTTGCCTCATAGGCAATGGAGATCGCCAAATCAATCAATCGGAGCTTATTGTCAAGCTGTTCAACCAGCACGACATCTTGGACGTTATACTCCGCAAACTTTTGAAAATCTTTCGTATAGAACTCCCGCAAAGATCCATACTCGCTGTAATCCAGTTTTTGAGCATTTAGTTCCGCCTTTGCAATAAAGTTAAGAGCGTAACTTTCTCGGGGAACAAGTCTGAACTTCTTGTAAAGATCCATGTAGTCTAGGATCGTGTAGCCGGGAAACTCAAAGAGTTTATAGTCCTTACCACCGATATTAGTCTCACGCATCTTCATCAAACCAAACGGCATCCAACTCTGAATCTCTTTTTCCTCAAAGAAAAGCTTTGCCCTACCTATTATATAGGGCATATCAAAGAGTTTTATATTCCATCCGGTAAGAATATCTATATCTTCTTTGGCAAGAATATCGAAGATCTTCTTGATTAGTTCCTTCTCTGATGTAACCATAACAACCTTGCAGTCTGGCAAGGTGAGTGGCTTCATAGTAAGAACATAGTTGACACCACAGATTCGAATCGTCACAAGATTGATTCGTTCATTGGGGTTGTCTAGGTCTGGGAATCCCCCCTCGGTCTCACACTCCAAGTCTAGGTAGGCTACTTTGATCTTAGAAAGATCGTATTCCACCTCAGTCGGATAAATCTCCATGAGATATTGAGTAACGAAATCAGTGTTCCCATAGATAGGACAATTATCAATATCTCTGTATTGATCCAAAAATTGACGACAGTCATACAATGTATCAAACTTCATGCGTTTGACATTTACATTGTTTATAGTTTTATATTTGGAAGGACTATCAGATTTAAGATACAAAGAAGGCTTATAAGCAATGGTGTCCGTAAATCGAACACCATTGTCATAACCACGAACAAGAACTTTGTTCCCTTTTAAAACGCAAGCAGTGTAAAATTTCATTAGTCTTTCTTAGTTTCTTTATCCTTAAGCAGTCCGGCAAGGATAACGCTATAATTGATCAAGTCAACAATTGCATCATAGACGCTTTCATTTTGCAGGGAAAGCTCACCCTTATTTAAATACGTAGA